ATGCTCTCTGAACACATCAAAACACTTATCGCTAAAGAAGCTGAATTTAATCCTCGTTTAACCGGTGTGTTTTTCCGTAAATACCTTCACCAGTCTTGTTATGACGATCAAGGCATGCTGACCGAACTCGCCTTGGAATGTCATCAGTACTTCGCTGAGCTTAAGCGTGCTGCTGAGCAAAAAGCGTTTCGAGCTCGACTGGCTAATGAGCGTGTTACCCACGAACGCCATGAAGTCTCTCGCAAGCTCGCCAATCAAAGTGTTAATAAGTCACGTGTTCAATCTCGTGCTCGATTCATTGGCAGCTTGCGTTTTGTGCTTACCGGCCAGGCTTTAACTGTTCGAACCGAATCTTTGACCATGCCGAACCCGGCTAAAGTGATTCGTTCTTACTTGAAAAAGCTTGGTATTAGCCGTCTTGGCAAGAGTTTGTCTGATGGCCTTGTCCTAACTGGAGACGCCATTGAAGAAGTTATGTCGTGTCTTTCTCTTAAGCATCAAGTTAATGATACCGTCCCAACTCCTGTAGACATTGCACAGAGTATTTACGTTGCAATGAAACGTTACGTCGTCACAGAAAAGATCTCGAATGGCTCCGAATGCGATGTTGATAGCGCAACGTTGGTGGTTGTTTGATATGGATACCATCTACTTCGACAACGAACCCAACATCGGACTGAACGTCTATTTCCCTTGGGGTCATCGCTTCTTCAAATCTCAGTTTGAGTTTGACCTGTATCTGTCGACGCATTACGGCACCGACCCTTATCAACTGGTCGAAATCACCGATGAAAACTACCAGGAGCTGCTGCTCAAGGGGGTTTTCCATGCCATCTAAACCGCATCCGTTCCACGATTCGATTCGTCCGGTCAAGGTTGATCACCTGGCGTTTACCTTTGCGTATTCCGACCTGCGTCACTTAGACCGTTCAAATGACCAGGACTTCGTGAATCTCCAGTTCCCTGAGTATCGAGAGCCGCCACTCTCTACACCAGAGCAGCTGGAACACGCCATCACAAAATACAAGAACAAGGTGCGCAAAGTCTTAGCGCATCGCCTGGAGGAATTCATGCAAAAAGTCATGGGTTTCCGTCTGTCACCGATGCGTGGTCGCGGCCTGCATGGTTACAACGATTCTGCGGTGATCCTTGACCCAACGGGCACCCAAGAATGTGGCCTGATAGGTATCGGCGGCAATAACGACACGGTATTCGTGCAAATCAACGGTACGGGCTGCACTCGTCTGTTTGAGCGTATTTCCCACACCAAACTGCATTGGTGGTTGGCCACGATTTTGGGTGTCACTCGCCTAGCCCGTCTTGACCTGGCGGTGGATGACTACACCGGAATTTTCAACGCTCAGTACGCTGAGAAGTGTTTTTATGAAGGCGCATTTCGCACGGCCAATCGTGGTCGTGGTCCGTCAATGGTTCCTCATAAACGCATTACCGAAAGCGGTGAACTGATGGAAGAAGCCACCATTGTGGGCTCTCGTTCGTCGTCGGTGTACTGGCGTATCTACAACAAAAAGCTGGAGCAGAAAATCTCTGACCCTGAGCTGGTTTGGTATCGCAACGAAGTTGAGCTGAAGAAGTGCGACATTGATTTGCTGGCCACGCCCGCCTCGGCCTTTGCTGGCCTGTGTGATTTTGCCGCCTCGATTGAGCCAGCGGCACCAGTGAAATTCAGCAAGAACAAGAAAGCGCAAGGTCTGGAATTCTTTGCGCGTATCGCCTGGGTGCGTCGTCAATGTGGCGTTGCCCTGGCTGAAGTGATTGCAATGACGGAGGGTGACCTGGGCGAAGCCTTTGGAATGCTCATTCCTCATAAACATCGACGGGACGACTTTGGCCAACTGGGCGTTCCCGACTCTTACACCCAACTGAAACACACCATAACGGAGTTAAGGCAATGGCAACCATTACAGGTATCGCAATAAAAACGTTCCCGAAATCGGGCACAAAAATCGCTGAACTGTGCGTATTACGTCCGGTGGAAACCGTGAACGCTGAGAAGTTTGAGCAATACGGCATCGGCTTTAACACCGATATTCCTTACAACAAACAACCGCTGCGTGTGAACCTGGAGTACGCCCAAAAGCTTATCCAGTCCCGCGCCTTTGTCCCGAACCGTGACTACGACATCAAGTTTGGCAGCAATCCGGAAGACCCGCTTGAAGTCGTGGTGACTGACCTGGTTCCGGTCGACGAAGACATTAAGAAATACTTTGCTGAACAGCTCAAGAAATAAGGGGCTGTCATGAGCAAGTGCGTAATCGACTACAACGGCTATGTGATGACGTCATCGACGGCCTGCGATTACGTGGTGTTAACGTCAGACGAAGCCAACAACCTACTCAATAACACTTCGTCTGATTCGTTAAATATCGACCCTGCTTTGTACTCCACCGTGTCGGGCTATCTGCTGTTGTCCCTCATTGGTGGCCACATCCTTGGTCGAATCGTTAAAGCCCTCGGTAGAGGGTGACACTGTCACTAACAACGGAGATACACCCATGAAATACATGAACCTTCTGAAACAACACTCTGCAAAAATCGCGGCGGGTACTGGTGCCCTAGTCTTGTCTGGTGCGGCTCGTGCTGACGTTGCTGAATCCATCACCACGGCGGTCTCGACTGGCCAGGCTAACTACACGCTGGTTGTGGTTGGTCTGATTGGTTTGGCGGCCATCGGTTTTGGTCTGCGTGCCATCATCGGCGCGATGCGTTAAGCCATGACCGAGCTGATATCTAACGTCATCACCATACTCTTAGCCCTGGCTAATGGTGGGGCGTTCATATACGGCTTCTACACTGGAATCAACGCCTCCTAACGGGGGCGTTTTACTTCATGGGGTGGCTTATGCGAACTGCAATCAATACCAGTCTGACTCTCCTACTTTTGCTGACGACTTTTCTGACTCTATCTTCATCGGCTCATGCTGAGGAAGTCGGTTGCCCTATTGGTGCTAGTCGCCTTATGTGGTGGTCTGAGTCGATTGGCGCTTTTCCTGTACTCTGTTCGAATTCTGATAGTTGCCGTTATCAGCCACCTGCTACAACATCGTGCGCTCACGGTTGGTGTAGTGCATATATGGTCAGTGATGGAACCTTGTGTGAAGAAGTCGAAAATCCGCCTGAGTGTGAAGGTGATGATTGTGTGACGCCTACTCCCGTTCCTGACCCGACGCCTGAACCAGATCCCGACCCAACGCCTGACCCAGCGCTGATTAATATTCTCAAGTCGACCTGTAATGGCGGGGTATGTAAGGGAACGGTTGAAACCAATCCTACGATAATGACGCTTTTAACCTCTTCTCATGAATGGGCGCAGTTTATGCGGCGTCAGGGTTATACGGCGTTGACAGATTCGTTAACGGTCAGGTTCCCAAAAAAAATCATTGAGTCAGAGAAAAGGACTCAGGACAAAATCATTGCCAAACTGGATGAAATCGAAGCCAGTATCGAGAGCAAAAGCGAGATTGATTTGGATTCTCTCCTTCTGAAATCCCAACAATACAGGGATGATCGTCAAAGAATGGACACTATCTTGACCCTTTCAGGTCAAGCGGAAAGTGCGGCGAACATTTCCAGCTTTAAACTCGATATGCTCAGCTTTAAACTCGATATGCTCAGCTTGGACATGATAAAGCTGAATCACAAAATCGATGGGAATCAAGGTTCAAATACTGCCAACATTTCAGCACTGGCTGACAGTATGACGTCAAACTTCACGACCACCAATGGCAAGATTGACTCACTGGAAAGCACCACGTCCGGCAACTTTGACGCGACCAACACCAAGATTGACGGGCTGGCCGATGGTTTAAAAGCCCTGTCTGAGCAAATCAGTGCGGGGGCTGGTACTGGCTCTGGTGATGTCGACCTGTCCGGTATTGAATCCAGACTTAAAGGCATTCAGGACACACTCAACGGTGTCGGCCTATCCGGTCGTGCTTTCGAGGGGCAAGTCGATTTTGAAGGTAACGGCCTTTACGGTTCGGACGCGATAGACAAGCTCCAAGGCGAAATCGAACAACTTCAGGAGCAATACCAAGAGCAGATGGGACAGTTTAAGTCCCTGTTCACGTTCGATGAATCTCAGCTTAACGCTGGTGAGTACGTCAAACACGAATGGACATTCACCTTTGCCAATGGTCGCACCAACTCATTCAGTTCAGGTGTGTTCCCTGCACTGCTCCAGAACGCCAACTTCATCGCCGCTGTATTGCTGTTCCTGGCGGTACTGCTTGGCATCAAAGCCCTGACGGATTAGGAGGACGTATGCAATTCTTAGTTGATCTCATTAGCTCACTCGGCGACTTCGGCCAGACCATCGTCGACTTCCTGGACTTCGTACCGACCTACTTTCAGCAGCTCGTTGCCTACATCAACGTGTGGTACATCAAACTCAAGCTCGTGGGTCTGATTTGGACAATGCAGGTCTACTACGCCACGGCCAAAATTCTCCTGGAGGAAATCGGATTCACTCAGGCGATTGCGTCAGCCTTTAACGCGCTGCCGGATGAGCTGCGCTACTACGCGCACGCCTTTGGCCTGCCTCGCGCCATCAGTGTCTATTTCAACTTCGTCGCCACGGGCTTCGTCATGAAAATGCTGAGGTAACACCGATGGCCATCACCATTCGCACGGGCGCGAACGGCGCCTACAAATCTTCCTATGTTGCCTACTTTGTTATCCTAGAAGCGCTCAAAGCGGGTCGTGTCGTCGTGACCAACATTGAAGGCATGCAACCACTGGAAGAAATCGCGCGCCGGTTCGATATCGAGTTCCCCAGTACGACCCGTTTGATCCGCATCTTCAGCCGTGACAAGAACGGCATCGACCTGTGGCAGCACTTCTTTTGCTGGTGCCCGCTTGGGGCACTCATTGTCATCGACGAATGCCAGGATATTTTCTCTAAGAACATCGGCTTTCGTATGGAGAAAATCACTCACCGTCCTTTGGCCGAGTTCCTGCCGCATCTGCCGAAAGACTATGAGAACTTCTTCAACTCGCGCCACGTCCCTGTCGATATGTCCAAGCTCGACGCCTCGGAGATAGACGACCGCGGCCAGGCAGAATTCGACGAAAACGGGCGCATCATCTACCCGCTCACGTTTAATGAAGGCTTCACTCGCCATCGCAAATACAACTGGGATATAGAGCTGCTCTCACCGGATTGGGCGCAGATTGATACCGTCATGCGCGCCTGTTCGGAGCAGTGCTTCTTTCACAAAGGCAATGACGGCATGTTCTGGGCGAAGCGCAAGCCGCTTATCTACAAACACGCGAAGAACACCTCAACGCCTGTTATCCCCAAAGGCAAAGACCCCAACGTCATGTCGGTCAAAATCCCGCTTGATGCGTTCCTGCTGTACAAGTCCACGGCCACCGGAAAAGCGCAACAGTCCGGCGCCGTGAATGTCCTTTATAAAAACCCGAAATTCCTGACGGCCTTAGCCGCGGGTATCGGCTGCATAGGATACTTTCTCTATGGTTTATCCGGTCTGGTTCTTGGTACTTCTGAGGAAGTATCGGACGCGCCCACGGCGCACACTCAATCTCAGGTTTCTCAATCGACCCAAGGCGCGGGCCAAAAAGGTGCTGAAGGTGCTGGCGTTCTACCTGCTCGTGGGGCTGGCCATCCGTCTGACGGCGGTGCCGCTGATTCAGTTGCTCTTGCATCAAGCCGGGTTGAACTGATGCGTCAAATGTTGGGGCTCTATGAAATACAGAGCCTCTACTACACTGGCCACACAACCAGGCAAACCAACAAGGGCTTTAAGTTCATGGTCACACTGGAAGCTAGGACACCGGAAGGCACCTATTACTTTGATGACACCCTCCTCAAGGCCAATCACATCAGCTTCGTGCACTACGACGATTGTCTGTTGCAGCTGACCAAGGAAGCGGTCAATCTGAACGTGTTCTGCAAGCCTCGCCAGGAGCAACAGCGCGAACCCGAACGCGCTGAAATCAAGCTGAACTCGATTTTTTAGTGTCACTTAATCGGCTTGGCGTGAATGTTAAAGAACACCACGGAATCAATCAGCACTTCGGCCTTGGCTTCATCGCGAGTATAGAGGCGCTTTAGTACCTGGTCGTTATTGTCGACCAACTGGACAACGAACCAACCGCGCTTCTTGTACAGTGTCGGTACGCCTAGTGAGTTGAAATACAATCTTGAGCCAACGTTCTTCCCTTTGGTCACGGCGTAGCCAACAGCAGTGTTGTTGATGGCTGTCGCTGACCCTACCGTTTTTCCCATATATCCTTCATCAAACGCAATGTAATCATCGGTGACAAGTACGTTCTGCGGTCTGTACTTTATAGGTTGCTCCATCGTGACTTGCTCAATGATTCGCTGCGCGTCGTCCTTGTTTGCTGTTGGTTCTGGTGCGTAAGGAATTTGTTGCGCGGCACAGCCAGACAACAGCAGCACAAGGCCAAATTTGAACAGTTTCATCCTGACTCCTAATCGTGTTGAATCGCAGATCATATACCAGGAGCCAGAAAATATGAAACTAGACAACTGCTATCATTTTTCGAACCGGCGAGATGTTTTTCAGGCCAACTATGCAATCAAAACAGCTATTTCACCTAGAACAATCGAGTTATTTTGCTATCATATTTCGACCAGGTAAAATCTGCAGAAAGGAAAAGTGATGGCGATAACCATACGAGATACAGAGCAGCATGAGAAAATGCTGTCAGACCTGAAAGACCTGACCAAAATCCCCACCATGTCCAAAAGTCTTATCCAGGGCGGCTACCTCGCGCTGCGCTACCATAACCTGTACGAGCAAGAACGCCGAGAGAACGAGAGACTGAAAGCGGAGCTGCGAAGCCTGCGCGGTAAGGTCGATGTGTTCGTGACGGCCTTTGATGCGCTCAAAGCCGAATAACACGCCCTGAGCTGCTGCGAAGGGATAAGCGCCCTACTCAGAACGCCAAGAAACCCGCCAGGCCACTGGCGCGAGACAAGCCCACTTCGGTGGGCTTTGCTGCCTCCAGGGAGAACAAAAACAGCCGCCTCCCTGCCAGGCCATTGCTGATGGCCAGCGAAGATGGATCTTCAATGATCTCTATTCTTAAAGCGCCTGGTGTTTTGGTGTTGGCGAAGGCCGCGGACGACGACGAAGACTGAGGAGGAGGAGCAGACGCAGCCAACCCCCGTTCTGTATCACGGGGGTAAATTCAACCTAAACTATGCGCTTAGATGGTTTATGCCGTTCTTTTCCAAATATATGATTCGAACGCTTCTTTACTTGGGTTATCTTCTTTGTATTGTTTCCACTTTTCAACAAGTTCTAGATTCAACCCATTTTCTGTAATGATCTTATTTAGCCTACTTTCGTCATGGAAGTAAAACCTTCTTGAATCATGTTTGACATAGTTATCTCTAGTTTTAAATGATGCAAACAAATGTCCATTTACTTTCAATGCACGAACTAACCTTTTCATTGCTTCAATAAGCTCATCTTCGCTTAAATGTAGCAATGAAGCATTTGCCCATATACCGTCGAATTCTTCGTAATAGTTGACGTCAAGAAAGGACATCTGAACGCAAAACGCAAAGGGATACTGATTTGTCAGTTCACACATTTTTTCAGATAAATCCCCGAATTCAGATAATAA